AGGGCGTTGGCAACACCGCTTTGACGGCCATTGGCGACATCGTTTAATGGCCGATAAATACCCTGTTCAATCCGCAAATCAGCGCCCTGTTCAAATCATCACTGGGGCCGCAAAATGACCCAGAATGATGGACATATTCCTGTCGTTGCCGCCCCACATTGGAACTGGGACGCCGAGCGCCTGCGCCTGCAAGCGCCGCATGGGTGGACGGTCGATCAGATCGTGCGCTTGGCACTGGCTGGCATAACAGAAGACGAGCTGATGCAGGTCCGCGTGGCATTGTTCACGCCCCTTGGCATCGACATTGTGCCACATGACCTTTGGCAGCGTGTGCGCCCCAATGCGGGCGTGCAAGTGGTGATCCGCATTGTGCCCGCCAAAGACGCGCTGCGCTCAGTTCTGTCAATCGTGGTAGCTGTTGGGGCGGCGGCTTTGGGCGGTCTATGGGGCGCAGGTCTGGGGACTTTGCTTGGCACATCCACCGCCGTTGGCACCGCGCTCGTCACCGTCGGCGTCACCTTGCTGGGAAATCTGTTGATCAACGCGTTGATCCCGCCAACCCAAGAAGACGAGGTCAAAAACACCTATTCGATCTCAGGTCTCAAAAACCGTGCGGTGCCCAATGGCGCGGTGCCCGTGGTGCTGGGCAAAATGCGCGTGGCCCCGCCCTTTGCCGCGCTGCCTTACACCGAAATCGTTGGCGATGATCAATACATCCGCACGTTGTTTGTGATCGGCGAAGGCGAAGTGGCCATTGATGATATGCGCATCGGCGAAACCAGCCTGTCGGAATTTGACGAGGTGGAAATCGAAGTGCGCAGCGGCATCGATGGCGATTTGCCTGTGAGCCTCTACCCAAGGCAAGTTGTCGAAGAACAGATCGGCGTTGAGCTGACCAGACCTTTCCCACGTGACGACTTGGGCGAAATCCTAAGAATTGAGACCGAAAGCGATTGGCCAGAAGAGCTTGGGCTATTCTCTGGCTGGAGCGATACATTCACACAAGGGGATGACGCCCCCACCATTGAGACCCCTGTTGTGCGCACCACGGGGGCAGACGCCTCCGGCGCGTCGGTTCTTTTGGCTTGGCCGTCAGGTTTGGTGAAGTTCAACGACGACGGCGACAAGCGCAATCACGGCGTCAAGGTGCGTATTGAACAGCGCTTGGTTGAGGCCACCGAATGGCAGCTTGTGACAGAGCTGGACATCACAGCCAAGAAACCTGAGAGCTTTTACCGTCAACACACATGGCAGTTCCCAAGCCGCGCGCGGTGGCAAGTGCGTTGCACCATGTTGACCGATGAAAGCACCAGCTCGAAAGAGACACAGCGCACCGTCTGGGCTGCTTTGCAAACCCTCCGTCCAGAATACCCACTCAATTATCCGCGCCCCTTGGCGCTGGTCGCCTTGCGCATCAAAGCCACGCATCAACTGTCTGGCGCGCTCGATACATTCAACTGCCTTGTCAGCCGCATTTGCCCAGATTGGGACGCCGCCTCTGCCACTTGGATCACCCGCGCCACGGAAAACCCCGCAAGCCTCTATCGCCATATTTTGCAAGACACGGCCCTGCCCACACCGCGCACAGACGCCCAACTTGATCTGGCGCTATTGCAAGACTGGCATGAATTTTGCGATCTCAATGGCCTGACGTTCAACAAAGCCCTCTCTGAGACCAGCACCACCCTGCGCGATGTGATGGCCGAGATCACTGCCGCTGGACGCGCCACACCGCGCCATGACGGGCTGACTTACGGCGTGGTGATTGATCGGCCTGTGCCCGCTGATGAGGCCTTAATCGTGGACGAGATCTCGCCGCGCAATGCTTGGAGCTTCAAAACCACGCGGTCTTATTTTGAGCCGCCGCATGCCTCTGTTGTGACCTTTTTGGATGCCGACAACGACTATAAAGAGACCCAGCGCCAAATTCGCTGGCCAAACTATGAGGGCGACATCGAGATCACCGAAGAGCTGCCCATGTCCGGCAAGGTCTATGCCTCTGAGGTCTGGCGTGAAGGCCGTCGTCGCCAGTTGGAAGCCAGCTATCGCCCCGACACGTTTGAGGTCACGCAAGACGGACGCATTCGAACTGCGACACGCGGTGATGATGTGATGGTCAGCCACTATTCGATCTCGCGCGATCAACAGCCTGCGCGGGTCAAACGTGTGTTTGGCGCGCTGGTTGAGCTGGATGATCTTGTGGAGATGATTGAAACTGAGACCTACGCGATCCGGTTTCGCTGGTTCGAGACCGCAGACGATGTGATCGGGCAATCTATTGTCAGAATGGTGCAGACGGTGCCGGGCGAGAGCCGCGTTTTGACCCTTGTTGGCATGGGGCCTGTGCCCTCGCCTGACAGCCTTGTGCAGTTCGGCACATCAGACGCCACCGCGTTTCACCAGATCGTGCGCACGGTTGAGGGCACGGTGGATGATTGCTCGATCTTCAAGATGGTGGCCGCCGCCCCTGAGATCGACATAGAGCTGGCGGCGACGGAAATCCCCGTTTGGTCCAGCCGTGTGGGTGCCGAGATTGACGCCAATCTGTTGCAGCCCTCTGCGCCGCGTTTTACATCGATCACCTCTGGGATTTCTGGCACGGATACAGCGGATTTGATCACCTATTTGATCGCGCCTGGTTCTGGAGCCATCTCGACGGCATCCTTTGAGATCGACCATCGCTTGTCGGGCCAGACCGTTTGGGTCACAACCACAATTCCAGCGGCCAATGGCGGCGGCATCATTGACGACTATGTGACCGGCGACCAAGTGGAACTGCGGGCGCGCGGTCTTGACGCAACAGGTATTGAAGGGCCGTTTACGGTCACAATATCCTTTTTCGTGGGCGCAGGTGATGCAGGCATTCCTGCGGCGCTTGATGAGGCTGGCATCACAGTCACCACGCTTTTGGGCGGCGCTTTGATCCAGATCGCGACCGGCGATGATGCGGCCACGACAGCCTTGCAACTCTATCGCTCGACCTCTGCCACGCTGGACCGCGAGACCGATGCCGTTGGCCAGCCGATACTGGTTGAGCCGCAATCGAGTTATTCCACAGCGCTTGGCGACACGACCCGCGAAAACCTTGTCTCAGGCGGTGCGATGACCGATGCCGCCGCGTGGGATTTGGATGCAGGCTGGGCCATTGCGGGCGGCGTCGCCACGCATACGGCGGGCACGGCAGACGCCATTGCCCAAAGCTTTGCGGCCACGGCGGGCAAGTTTTATCGCCTTGGACTTACGGTCTCAGACCGCACCGCAGGCAGTCTAACGCCGCGCCTCACGGGCGGATCGATCCGCGCAGGCACAGCCATCACAGCGGGTGGCACTTACAGCGACCGCATTCAAGCTGTCACGGGCAACGACACATTAGAATTCCTCGCAGACGCTGGCTTTGACGGCACGCTCGACGAGGTCACCGCCTACTTGGAAACCTCAGGCTGCCTCGATCAAGGCACCCACTACATCTGGATCGAGCCGCAAAACGCGGACGGTCTGAACGGGGCAGTATCTGGCCCTTTTGAAATCACAATTATTTAGGAGACCGACATGGCCAATGGCGTCGCGACATTAAACCTTCCACGGGTATCGACCTCAAATGAAGTTCTCGTCAATGGCGAGGATGGCACAGGACTGCAATCAATCCATGACCTCACGGCTCAGGTTGCTGCTTCAGAGGTCTTTACCCAAACAAACGATACCGTAGCACAGCTCGAAGAGGATGCGTCCGACCTTTCAACGCAAGTTGAGACCCTAGACACCGACGTCAATGCGCGCGTCGATGCGCTGCAATTGGCCCAATCTACAAACCAAATCATTGAGCTGTCTTGGGCCGATCTTGAAACCCGCACGCCCAATGTCATCGGCCAAGGTGCAGAGGTTACAGACAGCGACACAGGCACCCATGAAGATCCGGTGTCTTTGGACACGGTCGCCAATTCTGGACGGTATCGAGGCTTTGCCCTCACCCCCGGCGCATGGGCACGGATCGGAGAAACCTACACGACAAGTCTCGCGACACAAAATGAGGTCACTGAAGAAGTCAGCCGCGCATCCAGCGAAGAACAGCAGCTTTTGCTTTTGGTCAGTCAGTTGCGCCAATCCCTTATCAATCATGGCGGCACTCCCACATTCGACATGCCGTCTGGTTTTGTTGAGCCGATCTATGGCTCGCAAGGCCAGCTTGCGGCGTTTGAATATGCACCCGTTGGACGGTTTATTCTAGATGGCGCGGCCGTCGGAACCGAAGCGGCTCTATTGGCATCCACAGGTCTTACGTCTGTTGGCGGCGCTCTCGCCACTGCGACGCCTTGGGTCGCGAGTGAGCGGTTTGCTGGGATTTCCAATCAACTCTTTGATGCTGATGTCTCTGACTGGGATACCGGATCAACCGGTGCCAGCATATCGTGGTCTGCTGACAACGGCGGGCAATTGGTCTTTGAGGCAGGTGGTGCAGCACTCGCAACTACCAAACAAAAAGTCATGCCAGATGACGGCACATATGCTGGTCTGTGTCTCGCGATCTCAGGGACTGCTATGCGCGGGACGACTGTGAACTCTATTCAATTCGCAGGGAGTACATATGCGGCACACTTTGGCGGCAATAATGTCAACTCAACGGTCATTTCTTCAACCGATGCCACTGTTCCCGCTGATCCTGCTTATCTTTCTACGGCCAGTGGGAACCAAGCTTATGTGGGGGTTAAAAATACGTCTGCCAGCGGTTCTGGGACGCTCTTGGTCCCTGAATTTGATGTGCGTGAAGTGCGCCCGTTCGAAGCGTTTCCGTCTGGCCAATGGGATGCCTATTTTGAGTTTACACTCCCAGAAACAGCTACTGAAGATGTTGTTATCTTCGACGGGTTCGCGAGCCTTACAGCCAAGCAGCATTCGCGTTTGACGATTTTGTGGCGCATCGCCGACGAACACCTTGTGGTGCAACTGCGCGTCAATAACGCGTCTCCCGCAGCACTTGATCTTGGCGAAGTCGCTCTTGGCGGTTCTCATAAACTGGCAATGCGTATGAAAGATGCAGACTATGGAGCTTCTCTTGATGGTGCTGCTGCTGTGTTCTCAACTGGGTTGAGAGCCGTTGGTATATCCTCTTTTGAAACATCAGAGATACTGACACGCCTCGCACTGTTTGAGAGCATGGGCGACAACAACTGGCTCGCAACCGTCACAGGCGGAGAGCCTGCCGTGCCGTTATGGACCGAAGGCGACAGCATGATGAACGGCGCTTACGGTATCAGCCTGAGCACTTTGCTGGCAGCCTCAACGGGCTTGGGTGTTATCAATACAGCAGCGGGCGGGAACTCTTGGGCAACCATCACAGACCGCATTATCGCAACGATTGAGGCTGATCCTGACGCCAAAAACCGCACTTTGTTGCCATTCGACGGATCGGCCAATAGTTTCGTATCTGTCGAGGACACGATGGAGCGACTGCAGGCTGTCGTTGATGCGTTTGGTTCTGAAAACTGGTTGTTCATCCCACCTCTTACTGGCCGCCGCTCAGATAGATCGGTTGTTACGGACGAGACCGAATACATGATCAACATGAAGGCGGTGCGGGACGCGGCGATTGCTCGTTTCGGCGCGCACCATGTCTACACCTCGATTTGGGAAGACCTGCAGGCATTGGCTGATGGCTCAACTGAGGACGCCAATGACGTTGCTTCTGGCGCTATCCCCGGCTCGCTGTTCTACACAGGCGATGAAGGTGTGACCTACGACGGCACGCATTTGGGACTGGTGGCAAATGAGGCGATTGCGGCGGGTGTTACACCTTTGATCCTAAACGTCCGCGCGCTGGTGGAGATCGATGATGCGTAAGTAATGTGCCGTGACACCAATATTTGCACCGACGGACGGCGCGCTGGCCTTCAATCAAAGATTGCTAGCGCGTCGTTAAACAGACGTTTAAAACCGTTTAAATCCAGACCAACAAGAGCGGCCTTAAACGGTCGCTCTTTTCTTGCCCATCACGCCGACAATCAAAAAACGTGTTTGCTGCAACTATTGGTGTCATTCACTGCAAGAATCCGTGTCGCGCTACAGTCGCTCTTTTCATCCAATACACAGCGGCAACCCAAAAACACCTTTGCTGCAACTATTGGTGTCATTCACTGCAAGAATACCTGTCGCGCTACAACGCGCAGTTAAACAGACGTTCAAAACATCATAAACTTAGCCAGATG